GGTTTTGTTGGTACTGTTCAGGAGTAGTGAACAATCCTAAGATTTCTGATGGCATAATTTTTTCTCCTTATGTACCAAAGATTTGTTTGAGAATTCTTAATTTCTCTGCGTCTGATGTTGTTTGTGAAGGCTGAACACCAAATGCGCTATTTATGGCATTAGTAAGAACAGGACTGTTTGCCGCACCAGTTATCAAATTACCAGCACCCGAATAAGCATTTGCTGGAGCCATTGTGTTTGCTGAGGCAATAATTCCTTCGCTTGTCAATCTACCAGCATTAGCATTTGCTGTGCTAACCCTTGAACCAATAGAAGTGCTTAAGTCCAAAGACTCTCTGGCTAATCTATCAAGGGCTGATGATGTATCCACTGCCGTTGTAAATGGTGCATAAGCACCTGTTACACCAGAATAGTATTTACCTCTCAAGCTAGAACCAGTATCAAACAAACCAGCACCATAACTTATGCGCCTTCTTGCTTCTTCATCTGCTTGTGCCGCAAGAACCAAATCTTGTTGAGCCAATGAGTTGTAGTAGGCCGCTAACTCAGGGTTTGTATTCATCAAGCTACCACCTTGGGCAGTAGCCGCACCACCTCGACCTGTTTGGAACTGTCTGTTTCGCAACTCAGCAAGTTGATTCTCTCGACTAGGTGTAAGCAAAGCTGTTTGTTTAGCAATGTATTCCTGTGCAGCCTCTTCTGGTGTTTTGGAAAGGTAACTTTTGCCAAGATTAAACAAGCTATCTGATGCACCAGTTAAAGGCTGATAACCTGCTCTAGCGCCTTCAGCATCAGTCAAGCCTCTATCTGCAAGTATTTTTAATCGGTCTTGATAGTCTAGAATTTCAGCACTAGGTGTATATCCTGCACCAGTGACATTACCAGCAGCATCAGTTGTGAAGTTGGATGAACCAAAGCGAGTAGTTACGCCAACAGGTCTAAATCTAGCTGCATCAGCAGCAATCCTTGCCGCTTCTTTCTGTGCTTCGGCTTGAATTTTTGCTGCTTCTATAGCTTTTTCTGATGTTAAATATGAACCACCAGCACTTAACAAACCTGTGATAACAGATGGCGCAAAAGTCTTTAAAAGATCAAGTGGAATTCCAGTTGCTTTTGAAATGTAATCAAGAACACTGGGGTCAGTAGCACCAGTGGCAGCAGCTACGGGAGCAGCAGGAGCAGCAGGAGGTGCAGAAGGTGCAGAAGGTGTAATGGGTTCGCCACTTAACATCCCTGTGGTTGCCGCACCACCAGTAGGAACACTGCCGCCAGTAATAGCACCGCCACCAGCAGTAACACCCGTAGCGGGCGTAGAGGCAAAACTTCCCGTATAACCAGCAGTGTTTGCTGCGGCTAAAGCATTTGATGCTGCAACGTCAGCCGCAGAGATAGCGGCTAATTCTGTTCCAGCATAACCAGCAACATTTGCCGAAGCTAACGCATTTGATGCCGCTATGTCAGCCGCACTTGCCCCTCCAGCCGCCGCACCAGCACCACCACCACTAAATAAGCCACTAAGATTTCCAGCAGCGGCATTACCAGCCAAAGCCGCCAAAATAATCGGACCAAGGTCTCTCTTTATATCTCCAAAAAGACTACCGCTATTGGCTGCATTTGTTGAAGCTGAATCAGTAATAAATTCACCAGTGGCGCTGTATTCTGGCTGAATGTGATATTCGTTATCTGCAAAATATCTTTGTTGCGATGTAATTTTTAATAGCTTTCCATTAACATCATACTTGGCAACTAATGGAGGAACAGGAAACCCTAGAGCATCTGTTTCGGGGTAATCGGCAGGCTTCTCCAAGGGTATTTCATACCCAATAATATTTCTGCCCATCTCAGTAGAGCGTATAGGTGTTGCATTTTCAGGAACTATAGGTCTAGGTGGTTCACCCAAACTCATTTGGCGTGTATAAGAGAATTGCTTTGGCAAAGCATCAATAATTTTTTTAGGTAAGTTGGTAGCCATAATATTTTTCCTTAAACAGTACCATTGGCAATCACATTGCCCAACACAGTGAAATTACCTGAAGAATCTATCTTGGCAACAGCAGTCGCTGAGTTGTAGATGTACAAGACATTGCTTGTCTCTACAAACGAAAAGTTTGTGAAGTCACCATCTGCCTTTGAGGTAATCGCAGTTTGGATATTGGTGAACTCAGTATCAATCTCAGTTCCCTTGACAACCTTTGCCGCATTGCCTGAAATCAAGGCATCTTTAGCTGCAAAGTTAGTGGTTTTCGTGTAATTTGCCATGATGTTTCCTTACGCCAGTTTGCCGTTTTTGGCTTGAATTTCAATCTTCTGAATGCTTATGGGCGAACCATTGATTTGCACCTCATAGCCTGTTTGAACAACCTTACCAAAGCCACTTGCTTGACCAACCAATGTGCTCAACTGAATACCAGCAGAGTAGTTTGCAACTGGTACTCCATTGTCTCCATACTCAGCAATCCCATACTCAGCAACAGTGGTTACAGGAATCTGTAATGTTTGAGCATAATATTGACCAGAAAAGTCATAGCCCCACTTGATGATGAATCCTTGATTAGAGCCACCAATGACAACAACAGAAATCTTCTTCAGAATAGATGTAATATTTACATCACCAAGGTCTGCATAGTTGGTGAAATACTGAAAACGATAGGTAGAAGCATGGTCAAGGTAAGTGCCATACTTGCCGACAAATCCATTCTTACCAATCAGCAAGTCACCATTGCGCTTTGAGTAAAAACAAGTAGGCTCAATACTCTCCCAAGTGGTTACCCTAGCACTGCCATCTTCTAATTGCCTCTTCGTATCAAACACATATACTTGTTTGGCAGTAGGCAAATTTAGAAGATAAAAAGCATTGCTTTCAGAGTAAACAGCCTTGATGTTTGATAAAGTCTCACCACCAACATTAGTCATCAAGTCATTACGAACATTCTTAGACAAGTCTCGCAAAGGTGCTGACTTCTCTTGAATAGTCCTCAACAAGCTGCGAACACCACTGTTTGACAAGAAAATAATGTCTGAGCCAGCAGTAGCAATAGAGTCTCTAGACAAACAACCAATATCAGCAATTGAGTCATGCAAAGCCATTGTGGATGGTGTTGTTGCACCTGAGTACACCAATATCTGACGCTTACCAAAGATAAACAAAAACCCGTTATGTGCGCCCAAACCAACAATCTGATCTGAACCATTAGGCCAAACTCTAGAAACATCCAAAGTACCTGATGTACCACCTGTCCAGTTATGCCCTGCCAACAAATCAGAGAAAGTGATAGTCACATTGTCTGCCGAAGTCTCAGCAACCCATAACCTACCAAAAGCAGATATAGCAACATTTGCTAAAGGAACAGTGCCTGTATAACCTGTTTTCTCACTAACTCTACGAAAAGTCGTAGTGCTTACAGCAGGGTCAAAAATCAACGGGTCATTGCCTGATTGAAAGAAAAATGTAATCCCATTTAGAGATGCACATTGGTAATTAGTTGTGGTGATAGTAGGTGCTGTACCACCACCGCCATAGGTGAGTTCTACAACAGCATTGCTTCCATCAAGTTTAAACAGCTTGTTGTTGCCAGCAAACAAAGTAGTCAAAGTCCCATCAACTTGCACTAACTCATGAATGACTTTAATGTCGTTAGCGCCAAGAGTGCCACTTGAAGAATTGACTCTTGAAAAACCTTTACGAGAGCCAACCCGACCATACTGGTCAATCACGCAATTAGTAGCAATAGCCGCAAAACCACTCGCTAAATCTAGCGGTGAGTCTTGGGTGTTCAGCCCATAAAAGCCGGGGGCTGAAACGCTAAATAATCGCAGTGGCTGTGTCATACGGGTACAAATTCTTGGTTCTCAGGATAGCGAGTGCTTTCCAAAGCAATGTGGTCTGACAACATCGCCTTATAAAGCAAGAATGCTTCTGATGATGAAGTACCACCATCTTCACCACGCTCTATCAAAGCCCTTGCATAAGCATTCTGAGCCACTAAAACATCAGGTACAGATACAACAGTTGAGTCTGCGGCTAACGTAGCCTGTGGCACTGTCAGGGCAAACTTGATCGTGTACACGCCATCAGGTATTGGGTACAGATTTACCTTGGTGTCGTAGCTTGCGTCAACACCATCGAAAGCAAATTCTGTAGGTATTGAGTTGACAAGTGGAGTAAAGTTTAGTTTGCGGTTCATGTCCACAAAAGTGATGTTTATGAGTCCAACATTACTTGTGGTATTGATTACATCCATGACTTGAAACTTCTGACCAGCACCTGTTAAAGAATAAGATGCTGTAGATGATGCAGTGGTAACTGTAATGGTTTGACCCAAAACATTCCAAGAAAAAGTATCTTCAATCTGACGTTTAGCATCGTTGACAAACTTGCCAATCAGTGTTGAATAGGCAGTTTGGTTGTTTGCAGTAACGACAGGTTCTCTGAGTCTAATCAGAACATCGTTGATAAGTTCAAGGTAGGTCATGTTCTAGTCAACCCTTCTTCTTCAAATGTGGCTATAAAACTAAATGTGCTTGCAGATTGTGTTGTAATTTTTAACTTATCGCCTTCTTCAAAAACAATATAGGCATTACCATCAAACTGCAAATATTCTTTTGTACTGAAATCAAGAGCAGTCAATATATCAAGCGTAGAGTTAGCACTTGAGTCAAACCACTGAACAGTTATATGCTTGGTAGAGCCACCAGTGTTGTGGATATACATTACAGTAAATTTTGAGTAATAGCCTCTAGGACAGGTATAGACTGTGGTGTCTACTGCCGCTGTGGGACTAACTCCAACTGATAATGCTCTCATTTCGCTTTTGCCTTGTTCCTTGCGGATATAGCTTTAGCTTTTGCCTTTGCGTCAGCCTTTGAGGTTGCACCCCATTTCTGTAGCGAAAGAAGCAGTCTTGTTGGTTCACCATCCTTGTACTCTGCACCGCTGTTACCAGCCATACGAGCCAAGAAACTTGCTCTGCGAGGGTTATCCCCCGACTTTACTGGAGGCTTCAGATTACCACCAGTTTCTGCATTATAAGACGCTCTGCCCTTGGCATTCAAGCCGCCTTTTGGATTTTGACCAGCTTTTGTTTGCCAAGTGGGTGTTTTCATCTTTTACCTCATCTAAACTTTGATGTTTTCTTTGCAATCGCTTTGGGTTGCTTCACAAACTGTTTACCAGCCGCAGTACCTTTGCGCTTGGCTTTGGTAGTTGCCGCATACTCAGCAGCACTCAAAGACTTAATAGCCGCCTCTGGCAGATACCTCTCACCCGTCTGGGATGAGGGTTTACCTGACTTAGTACGCCATTTCTGCTTGCCCCAATCCTTAAGAGATTGTTGTGGGTCTTTCACTTCTTAGCCTTTGGCTTAGATGGTGTGTGCGTCAAAACCTTGCTAGATGCAGAATGCTTTGCACCCGTCATCAAAGTTGAACCCACCTTGTGTGTGTCACCCTTGTACAGCTTGCCATCAGGCAAATAGTGTGGCTTGTCTTTGCTCATGTCTTGTAACCCC